CCACCTCGCTTGGTGGCGACGGCAAGCCCTTGTGCGCGCTTGATCACCCGACCCTTGGCGGTCCTGATCTTGCTAACGAGCTGGCTACCCCTGCTGACCTTTCGGAAACTTCGCTTGAGCAGTCCTTGATCGACATCGCAGCGTTCACCGATGAACGTGGCCTGAAGATCGCTGTTCAGGGTCTGAAGTTGATCATCCCGAAAGAGCTCATGTTTACCGCTGATCGCATCATGAAGTCCACGCTGCGTGTTGGAACAGCAGACAACGACATCAATGCCATCAAAAACATGGGCATGATTCCGCAGGGTTACGTGGTCAACCACTTCCTGACCGACCCGGATGCATACTTCATCAAGACGGATGCACCTAACGGCATGAAGATGTTTGAGCGTGTAGCCATGCGCACTGGTTTTGAAGGCGACTTCGATACCGGAAACGTCCGCTATAAGGCTCGTGAGCGCTATTCCTTCGGGTTCAGCGATCCACGTGGTCTCTTCGGATCTCCCGGCGCAGCCTAATTTAGGCTTGTGCAAAGAAGGGGCCTTCGGGCCCCTTTTTATTTTGGTTTTTATCGGCTATAGTGCTTGTATTCCGGGGTTAGCTCCGGCACATCAGACAGTCCCGGCTGACGACATGCAGACTGATGCGCCGATATCGCATGTGAGGATTACATGGCACGTACAACCTTCTCCGGGCCAGTGGCATCGGACAATGGCTTTATTTCCGGTACAGCAACTTCTGAAATCGCTGTAACTACCGCATCCAACGTCTCTTCTTCTTACGTTACCGCGTCCAACACCACAGGCGATGTGCGTTTGAACTACAGCCGTCTGACGTTTACCTCCACGGGATCTGGCGAAACCGCTCGATTCCTGACCCGTGTGACGGGAGCCAATGCTGCCACTGGTGGTACAGTAAACGGCGCACACATTTCCCTGTCAATTAACGGCTCAGGCACCATTTCTGGCGCAGGTAACGCGCTTCGCGTGACACTAGGTGGTACATCAACAGCCCCTGGCGGCACAATCTCTGCCATCCAGCTTGATTCTGACTTTGCTTCTGGTGGCTCTTGGTCCGGGGCTACTTATCTGCGTTGTACCAACAGTGGTACAGGCACGGTTGGGGCGCTGCTTCGCGTACCCGCTCCTGCTGTTGCTGGCGTATTCCGTGCAGCGGTGGGTTCTCCCAGCGTTACCCATACGATTCCCGTGATCAGTGATAACGGCACGACGTACTACATTATGTGTAGCACGGTTGCCTAATGAAGATTACGCGTGAATTTCTTGAGGCAGAGATGGAAAACATGGAAAAGCAACGGGCACATGCCCATGAGGTAGCCGTTGCTTGCCAAGCTGCAATCGATGTCATGAAAGGCTTAATTGCTCGTTTGGATCTTCCAGAGGATCCACCTAACGGAGAGTCGCAATGAGCGCCAGTAATATCCAGGCAGTCACCAAGACTGCCGATGCCCACGCAATTGCTGGGCGCACGCGGGTGATTGGTGTGTACTTCACCAATACGGCCACGGGATCGTCGTTTGCATTGAAAAACGGCAGTACCTCGGCTGGAACCGCATTATTGACCATTAACACGCCTGCTGCGGCAGGGGCCAGTGATCTCATCATCCCTGACATGGGCATTCTGTTTGATGATGGTGTGTTTATTGACGTCAACGATGTCAATGTCACCAGCGTGACGTTGCTCTTTTATGGCGGAGCAGCGCAGTAATGGCCAAGTCCAAGGGCATGGGCATTGCGACGTCGGTCAAGAGCGGTAATTTCCGACCGACTAAGCAAGGCGCAGGCATGACGCAAAAAGGCGTTGAAGCCTATCGTCGTGCCAACCCTGGCAGCAAGCTCAAAACAGCGGTGACCTCGGACAATCCGGGGCCTAAAGATGCTGCGCGAAGGAAGTCATTTTGTGCTCGTTCAGCGGGCCAGATGAAGCAGTTTCCTGAAGCAGCCAAAGACCCAAACAGCCGTATACGGCAGGCTCGACGCAGATGGAAGTGTTAAATGGATACCGGAGTCATTGTTTGGAATTTAGTAACGTCGTTTTTCGTTGCCTTGGTCATGTTTATGATTAAGATGAATCACGACGAGCAGAAGCGCATTCAGATTCTGCTCAATAGAACTCGGGAGGAAATTGCCCGTGATCACATCACTCGTGCAGAGGTTCGTGCGGACCTTGAAAAGATTATGGAACGGTTTGACACAGGCTTTGAAAGACTTGAGTCAAAAATTGATGCCCTCGCGAAAAAAGGACAGTGAAGATGGCAACTAAGCCAGGGCTATACGCAAATATCAACGCCAAGCGCAAGCGTATTGCTGCTGGATCTGGCGAAAAGATGCGCAAAGTTGGTTCCAAGGGTGCTCCTACGGCGCAAGCTTTTAAGGAGTCGGCTAAAACTGCAAAGAAGGTGAACAAATCATGATGAAGGGTTATCAAAAAGGTGGCATGGCTGATGACATGGGCCGTGCGCTCAAGCGCAAGACCAAAGACGCCAAGGGCCGTGCTATGCCCAAAATGCCTCCCATGCCCATGGGCATGAAAAAAGGCGGTAAAGCCATGAAAATGGCCAAAAAGGGGAAATAATCATGGCTGGACGTGGCATGGGCGCGGCAACGCGTGGCGGCGGTGCGGTCACTTCAGGACCGCGCAACAAGATGCTGAGTAAAACCAGCGACAAAACGGGCCCTGTATTAATGGCTAACGGTGGTGCTGTGAATCAGCACAAGCGTATGGCTATGAAGGGTGTTAAGAAAATGAAAATGGGCGGCTCTAGCTGCGCGTAAATGGCAACTTCAGGAACGACCGACTTTAACCTCTCGATTGATGACTTAATCGAAGAGGCTTTTGAGCGCTGCGGCATGCGTCCCACGGCGGGATATCAATTGTCGTCTGCGCGACGGTCGTTAAACCTGCTCTTTTTAGACTGGGCCAATCGTGGTCTAAACCTCTGGACCATTGAGCAAGCGTCTTACACCTTGTCTCCTGGAGGATACGAAATCACCTTGGACCCTGACACGGTCAACGTGCTCTCAGCGGTCATTCGTTTGCCTGGAGTTAGCCCGCAGCAGGACATCACGCTTGATAGGATCAGTCGCGAGGAGTACTTAGACCTGCCTGACAAAACGGTACAGGCCCAGCCTGCACAGTTGTACGTGCAACGTGCTAACACGTTCAAGGTCTTCTTGTACCCATCGCCCAATCTTGCTTACACGCTGGTCTACTATCGCATTCGCCGGATCCAGGACGCAGGCGTCTACACCAACACGGCAGACGTCAACTTCCGTTTTCTACCTTGCCTTGCTTCCGGGCTTGCTTATCAGATTTCGTTGAAATATGCGCCTGAACGGACGGTCATGCTGAAGCAGATCTACGAAGAAGACTTCGCACGCGCAGCGGCAGAAGATCGTGACACAGCAAGCGCACTCTTTATCCCTGACTTCGGGCAGTAGGCCATGGCCTTTGCAACAGGCAAATTCTCCTTCGGCCTGTGTGATTACTGCGGTCAGCGGTACTCCTACAACACCCTGCGCAAGAACTGGCGCGGGTTCATGGTCTGTCCTGATGACTACGAGCCCAAAGAGCCACAACTCTATCCGCTCAAGTATCGAGGCGATGCGATTGCGCTTAAAGATCCTCGCGTTGATCGCATTGAGCCGGTTACAATCTACCTCGGAACCCCTGGTTTTAGCGCGCCGTTCCAAAGCATTGGTTCTGGGTTCAGTACGGTTAATCGCACAGACATGCAGCCCTACCCACCCCAGACCTTTGTCACAGGATACGGGTTTGTTGGCAACGTCACCATTGTGATTACCTGATCATGACTTACGACGAACTCGTCACCAACATTAGGAACTACACTGAGGTGAACAGCAACGTGTTCACGGCCTCGGTAATCAACACGTTCATCACAATGGCCGAGAACCGCATGCTGCGGGACATTGACTTGGATTACTTCAAGAAAGAGTCCACAGCGTCGATGACTTCAGGCAATAAGTTCTTGACTGCGCCACCGGATATCTTGACACATCGGTACATGATGATTACGGTCCCGTCCACAGGTGATCAGGTTTTCCTTGACTTCAGGGACACGTCCTTCATGAAAGAGTATTGGCCCGATGGCAGTGATACGGGGGTCCCAAAGTACTACTCGGTATGGGATCAAAACACCTTTTATGTCGCTCCGACCCCGAATGCAAACTTTACGGTTGAGTTGGGCTACATTTATCGTCCTGCACAGCTCTCCAGCACAAACACGACAACCTGGATAAGTCTGAACGCGCCCGAAGCCCTTTTGTATGCCTGTTTGATCCAGGCCTACAGCTACACCAAGGGTCCGCCTGACATGTTGAGTTACTTTAACCAGAGTTATCAGCAAGCTATTCAGGGTCTTGGCATCGAGCAGCAGGGACGCCGTAGACGTGATGAGTACAGAGATGGCATGATTCGTCTACCCATTAAATCGGAGAGCCCTGGGCCATGATTGGATCTGCTGGCGGTGCGTTACTTGGTGAATTTAAAGTCAGTCATGTTTCTGGGCGTGGCTTTTCGCCTGAAGAAGTAGCTGAGATGGCGCTTGAGAAGATCGTCTACGTAGGCTCAAGCTCCCACCCCGTTATTCGCGATCAGGCAGAGGCGTTTAAGGCTCAGATACGGGAAGTGCTTGTTCGCTACATGCGTCAAGCGGTCGCCTCACACAATACGACACTTATGAACCGTTTTCGGGACGCAGGGCATCCTGAATTGATTAAGCTTTTGGAGAATTGAAATGCCTATTTCTGTAACAACTGCAATGCCGACTTCGTTCAAAGTTGAGATCCTTAAAGCGGTCCACAACTTCACGGCCTCTACAGGCAACACGTTTAAGCTTGCTTTGATGAAGGCAACGGCTGCTGGATCAGGCACTTACGGGGCTGCAACCACGAGCTATGACACCCTGGTTAGCAACTCGGATGAGGTGCCCAACGGGAGTGGCTATACTACCGGAGGTAATACGTTGACCTCGGTAACGCCCGTGGCGGATGGCACTACAGCCGTTTGCGATTTTGATAACACCACATGGTCATCAGCAACCTTTACAACCTGTGGTGGCATCATTTATAACGATACGGCTTCTGGAAACCCAGCATGTGCGGTTTTGAGTTTTGGCGGTGATCAATCGGTTAGCTCAGGCGACTTCCAGATTCAGTTCCCCTCTCCTGCTGCTTCGACCGCGATTATTCGCATTGCTTAAATGAGAAGGAGTAGCCAGTGGCTTTCGTGCTTGCTGATCGTGTACAAGTTACTGTATCTGCGCCGGGGTCGGCTACAACTATAACCCTGGGCGCGGCGGTAACTGGATTCCAAGACTTTGCAGTCATTGGTAACGGTAATAGCACTTATTACACGATAGCTGATCAATCTGGTTCTAACTGGGAAGTTGGAATTGGAACTTACACATCTTCTGGTACAACGCTGTCAAGGGATACAGTCCTGTCAAATTCTGCTGGAAACACAAGCAGAATAAATTTTAGCTCTGGAACCCAAAACGTATTCGTAACTCTCCCTGCTGAAGCAGCGTTAGCCAATTCACCAAACTTAGATGGCGGCGTCCCTTCAACTAACTATGGCGGCGCACAGGCTATCGACGGAGGAGCACCCTAATGGCGGTTCAAATTCAAACCCGTAATGGCACTGCTGCTCAGTGGACATCTGCTAACCCTACTTTGATGGCAGGTGAAATCGGCGCTGAAACGGACACTGGGCGATTTAAGGTTGGCAATGGCTCCACGGCTTGGAACAGCCTTGGGTATGCTGCAAGTATGAAATGGCTTGGTGCGTACAGCGCGGGTACTGCTTATGTAGTGAACGACGCTGTTTCTTACAACAACTCATCTTATATCTGCATACTTAACTCGACCGGCAATTTACCGACCAACGCAACCTATTGGTCTGTGCTGGCGTTAAAGGGCACCGATGGTGAAGTGACGCTGAACACCGCGCAGACGCTGACTAATAAGACAATTTCGGCCAGCAACAACACGTTAACTGGTCCTGATGGTACAAATCAAGTTGGTTACTTAAATTCCCCTCAAAATAGTCAATCAGGCTCTACATACACGTTAGTGCTTGGTGATGGTGGAGATCATGTTTACTTCACTGGTGGTTCTACAGCAACGCTTACAGTACCAACCAACGCTTCTGTTGCCTTTCCTACCGGAACTACAATCTTAGTGCTCAACAACAACAGCGGTAACTTAACGATCTCTGGTGCTGGTGTGACGTTCCAACTAGCCAACGGAACTACAGGAAACCGAACAGTAGCCACTAAAGGTATGGCTTCGCTTATCAAAGTTGCTACAGATACTTGGTGGGTAACTGGGCCAGGGGTGACTTGATATGGCGGGTAACTTAACAGCAATGATTGCGGCTATCTTCTCAGGTAGCGCAGGAGCGCCCCCATCCGTTGAATATTTAATTGTTGCTGGTGGTGGCGGTGGTGGTGGCTTTGCTGGTGGCGGTGGCGCAGGTGGTTTTAGGTCAGGGACTTCAGCATCAGTAAGTGCAGGAACCACATATACCATTACCGTAGGAACTGGCGGAGCCGCATCCACTACTTACACAAGTGATGGTTCAAATGGTGGCAATTCTTCTGTTGTCGGAGGATCTTCCTCTCCATTTGCATCTCCAGGTATAGTTTCAACAGGAGGTGGTGGCGGCGGCAACTTTAATCAGGTAGCTGCAAGTTCAGGTGGATCAGGTGGCGGCGGGGGACGGGGAACAGGAGGAGCGGGAAATACACCATCCACAACACCTAGTCAAGGTAATAACGGTGGTAATTGGGCAGGATTAGCCTACACAGTTGGGGGCGGCGGTGGAGGTGCAAATGCAGTCGGCGGCACAGGAAATAATACAAATGCAGGTAATGGCGGTGCAGGTAAAGAATGGCCGACAGGATCTGGCACTTATTACGCAGGCGGCGGCGGTGGAGGTACTGATAATTACAACTCAGGTCCAGCCACTAGAGGTATCGGCGGCATAGGCGGTGGCGGTGACGGAGCTAGAGTTACTGGGTCTTTAGCCTCCACTGCTGGTACAGCTAACACAGGTGGCGGTGGTGGGGCGGGTATTCTTCTTTCATCATTGGCTGCTTCTGCCGGTGGTTCAGGTGTCGTAATTATCCGCTATGCAGATAGCTATGCTGCTGCAACTTCTACCACAGGATCACCAACGATTACAGTATCCGGTGGTTATCGTATTTACAAGTGGACCGGAAACGGTTCCATTACATTCTAGGGATTGCACATGGCTCATTTTGCAAAACTAGACGAAAACAATGTTGTGCTTGAAGTGCATGTTGTTCATAACAACGAGCTGCTTGATGAAAATGGCATTGAGCAAGAACAGAAAGGCATCGACTTCTTAATTAACTGGTCAAACGGTTATCTTGCGTGGAAGCAGACCAGTTACAACGGATCGTTTAGAAAGAACTACGCAGGGATTGGTTACACCTACCGAGCAGACATTGACGCCTTCGTGCCGCCACAGCCTTTTGCTAGTTGGGTTTTGAACAGTAACACGGCACAATGGGAGCCACCCACCCCCATGCCAACCGACGGACAGATGTACGCATGGGATGAAGCAACAATCTCTTGGGCTGAAATAACAAGGTAAAAATGTGTTCGGCTTCTCAGCATTTGGCGGCGCAGCACTTGGTGCGACAGGCGAGAGCGGGTCTCCTCCCGTTACCGAAGGCTGGGGCTATGGCCCATGGGGAAGTGATGGTTGGGGTGGCGTCACTAGCGTCGTCGTCAATGTCACGGGAGTCTCGGGCACTGGCGATGTAGGCACAGTTTCCATACGCGTTGACAATGCGGTAGAGGTTACCGGCGTTGTTGGAACAGGGGCAGTTACCGCTCCTACACCTATTCTTGTTTACACGCCTAATGGCGTTCAGGGTGCTGGTGCTTTAGGCACAACCACTCCCGCGTTAGCTTTTTCACCTGCGGGCATAGAAGGCACCGGACTTATTGGCGGCTTCATCGTCCAGGTTGATGACATCGTTATACCCGACGGTGTTGTTGGCACGGGGTCCGTGGGCCCTGTCTCTTTAAGCATTAGTCAGGTTTTCACGCTTACGGGGGTAGAGGGCACGGGATCCGTAGGCATCGTTGCTGTCGCAGTTAATGCCCTTATCACACCCACCGGGGTAGAGGGCACAGGATCTGTAGGCACAGTAACGGCAACCACCGTTAGTGTTGTAACCCCGTCTGGGGTTCAAGGAACCGGCAGTATTGGCACGGCTGCGGTTGTAGTCAACTCCACAATAATCCCAACGGGTGTTGGTGGCGCGGGAGACGTTGGCGACCCAGTCGATAATGTTATTCCTGTATTT